GTATCGGGCTTCATTTCTTCAGACATACTGTCCCTTTCTTATTAATATTTTGTTTAAACTACCCTAAAACTTATAAATTAATCTATGATTAATACAATAGAATGTTGATAACTTGTTAATTATTTGTGGATAACTTACAAAATTATAAACAGCAATGGTTTGATTTTGTAGATTACAATCCCCACCCTGGACAATTGCAATTGCATAATCCTCCAATGGGGGAATATCATCCAAAACATAACCCTGATGGGGCCAGATTTATTGTGGCCTGTTGTGGTAGAAGGTTTGGAAAATCTTATTCTGCTGCAAGGGAAATAGAATTAACATTAACCAAACCGGGAACAGAAACATGGGTAGTTGCTCCCACCTATACAACTTCAGACAAAATATTTAGGATGGTTTATGATGAAATGGTAATTAAAAAAGGATATAAACCAAGCCAATTTTCAAATAAGGAACAAATTTTAGCATTTGATTGGGAAGGTGGAAGAAGTGTATTAAATGGAAAATCTGCTGAACATCCTGGAGGATTAATTGGATCTGGTTGTGATTTAGTAGTCCTAGATGAATCTGCAAAGATCCCAAATTTGAAAAGGATTTGGGAAATGTATGTTAGGCCCACATTATCCGATAAAAAAGGAAGGGCAATTTTTATATCTACTCCTGATGGATTTAGTCATTTTTACGAGCTTTTCCTGCAAGGGAAAGTGGAAAAGAATTGGTATTCTTTTAATTCACCATCATGGGAAAACACTTTTGCCTTTCCAGATGGTGAGGAAGATCCAGATTTAATAGAAGCTAGGAGAACATTATCAAAGGAGGTATATCATCAAGAATTTGGGGCTGAATTTACATCATTATCGGGAAGGGTTTTCGATGATTTTACAAGAGATGGGAATGTTTGCAATTATAATTATCAGCCTTTGCTTCCAGTTTTTCTTTCTCTTGACTTTGGTTATCGTTGCCCTGCTGTTGGTTTCTTTCAAGTGGTTAGGGACAAAAAGGGTATAGAGCATATCTATATGTTTGACGAAATTATCCACAAGAAAAATTTAAGAACATTAGATCTAGTTAATATGATTAAAGAGAAAAAATACAGAATAACTAGAGTATTTGGTGATCCTGCTGGTTATCAAGTACAGGCATCTGTTGGCGTAGGTGAAGCCGAAATATTCCATCAAATGACAGGATATAGAGTTTATTCTGTAAGGGATAAGGCTAGTAGAAATATTAATTCAGGCATTTCCCATGTTAGAAATTTTATATTGTCCCAGGATGGGACCAGAAGGTTACATATAGATGAAAAATGTCATGGTATCATAGAAGATTTTGAAGGATATAGGTATCCAGATGAGGGTGAAGGGAAAGCTCTTAAAGAAGCACCATTAAAGGACGGGGTTCATGATCATGGGATAGATATGGTCAGATATTTCTTCTGCAACAGGTTCCCAATTAAGAACCATAAATTAAGGACAAATAAAAGATGAATTTACTTGATATGTACGATTCCAAAAACTATGCTAGTGACTTAATTAAGCAATCAATTAAGAATATGAAATATGAGAACAATCAAAGTCGATATATGTTCATAGACAAACTTTTAGACTATTATCAGGGGGATGATACAGCAAAATATATTAAAAGGTTCTTCAAAGCTACTGCATTTCAAGAAATTCCGTTAATGTCTTACAATGTTACCAAGAAAATGATTGATAAGATGTCTAGAATCTATACACTTGGAGCATCTAGGACATTATCTGAAAAACAGGATGAATATAATTCATTGACTAGATATAAGGATTTCTCCATGAAGCATATTGAGAAAATGACAAAGCTCGTTGGTACAATCGCTGTGCAGGTTTCATGGAAACAGAATGGAAATGGTTTACACTACTTTAAATATACTCCATTTTACAAATTTGATGTCATTTTAAACCCTAACAACCCTTTAGAGCCTGTAGGTCTTATCTACCCAATGATGATGCCCTCTGATGATTCTACAGTTGCTCCTGATCCATTGTATTGCTATTGGGATAGCCAATATAAAATTATTTATGATTCTGAGATGCACGAATTAGAAAGATATGAGAATCCTTATGGTAGGATGCCTTTTGTCTTTTTCCATAAAGACCACCAAATAGACAATTTCTTCTGTCATTCTGCATTTGACATCATATCAGTTAATGAAATGATCAACATCCTATTTTCAGAGATGAATTTAGGCATGAGATTCCAAATGTTCGGTCAGTATGTAGCAACAGGATTATATCAGGATGAAAAAATACAAAGAGCAGGATCTGATGAGATTATTGTAATGCCTGAAGGAACAGATTTATCTATTGTATCCCCAACTGTTAATGTCGGTGATGCTTTAAAACTTGCCAGGGCTATGTTAGAGTTGGTTGCTCAAAACAACCATCTTAATATTAGTTTTTCGGAAAACAATAAAGATCGACCTAGCTCTGGTATAGCTTTAAAAATTAAAGACCTTGAAAAATTCGAGAATTTCCAGGATGATTTAGAAATCTTTGCTCACCATGAAAGATCCCTATATGATTTGGAACATACGATTGCCCTAGTAAATGGGTTCAACCTACCAGCCAACTTTGGTATAGATTTTAACGAACCCGAATATCCAATGATGGTCCAAGACGAAATTGCTTGGAATACTTGGTTATTAGAGAACAATATGACCACTAGGGCTAAATTATTGCAGAAATATAATAAGGATCTAAATGATTACCAGGCTAAATCTGAATTAAAAGAAAATGAGAAACTAAATGGCACAACCAAACAACAAACTGGATCAATCTTTAATAGAGTTCGTCAAGCAACAACAGAAACTAAATGATTTTGAGGTAGAAATACCTCAAGAAAGTGTTAAAAATTTCGATCCTATTGAATATGGTAACAATCTTATAGAGATTGAATATACAAAACACATTAAATCGTTTTTAAAAGCGTATAATCTTGGTAACAGGCTAGGTAAGGAACTTTCTAAAAATGCCAAAAAAATCTAGAGTAAAAAAGACATTTAGTTTTAAAAAATTAGCCGATAAAATAGATGATATTATTGTAAAAGATATTAATACACTTGGAAATCATATTAATAAGACTATCCAGGAGGGAATTGATAGGGGAAAAGATATAAATGATGCAAGTTTTAAGCCATTAGAGCCAGTTACTATTGCTCTTGGTGGTAAAAAGCCTTTAGATAGAACAGGAAAGATGAAACAAACATCAACAATTAAGGCAAAACCCAATAAACCTCAATATATTATTAAAATGAAAACCAAATATGGAGCATATCACAATACTGGGTTTACCCAAACAAACAAAAATCAATGGTTTCATGGATCTAAGGTTCCTCAGAGAGAATGGTTTGGAATCCCTAAATCAATGACCCCAGGGAAACCTGATTATCAAAAAGCTGTAGTAGAAAGACATTTAAGAATAAAAGCAGCATTTAAAAAATAATGGCACTTAGCGAAGCTCAATTATTAGATATTTTTGGTGATGATTTAAATTCCGTACTAGCATCTCTTGACAATTTACCACCACAAGTAGAGGAAATGCTTTTAAATATTGTTGATCAAATGTCATTTGATGTTCAAATATTCAATACAAATATAGAAAAGACAGTTTCAACAATGATGGCCAATGGATTGTCAGATGAAGCAATAGAAACTATTTTAGCTACAGATATGAAAGAAGGTGGTAGAATCTTCGGTGAATTAAGAAATAATACAAAAGCATCTATTGCCTTTGGAATAGGTCAAGCATCAAGATTGGGCCAATATGAAAATTATGACTTAGATAAAGGTCAACTTGCTTGGGTTACTGTAGGAGGACATAGGGTTTGCCCTGATTGTGAAGGTCGTACAGGACAACAAATGACTTTCGCAGAATGGGAAAGTGAAGGACTACCAGGATCGGGATGGTCAGTATGTCAGGGATATTGTTATTGTGTCTTAGATCCTACAGGTGAAATAAAAACCAAAATTAATGTAGGTCCACTAGAACAAATCCCTAGATAACTAATTTTTGTCTTTATTTGTAGCTAAATCATTCTCTGCCTGTATGATACTATTATGCCATGCTCTTAACTTCTCTAGGTTTGGCCTACCCCTACCTAAAGGTTCAATCCCAACCCTCTTTGCCCTTTTAAGCCAATGATACCTCTCATTTCGATTATCTAAATACTGCTGCCTAGAATAAATCTCTTTAATCTTTTTATTCTCCCTGCGAACCTTTGTCTTTGGCAAATCGTTAGATGGATCTCTATCAATTAATGTATTTCCTGGTAGTTCAAAACTATTTCCTATCTCAATAGCATCTTCCTCTAATAATTCAGCTTCTTCAATATTGTTTAATCTTAACCATTTATCCCAGGGCGAAGCTATTTGTAGAGTTAATGTATCATTGAGCTTCCCAGCGTGTTTTAAAATCAATGTTGCAGCAGGGGTACTACCTAATTTAGCTTCTCTTATCTGACCCATAATAACATCGGGAAGATGTTTACCAACTACTTCACTAAATCTATCCCATACAGCTTCTATAAAATTTACATCATTTCGCCACTTTCTAATTGTAAGCTGATCAACCTTTAAATCATCAGATAATTGTTTTGTCTTTAAACCAGGATCTAAGGCTATCCTTTCTATAGCAATCAATTGTTTTATATCAAAATTTGTTTTTTTGTCTATTTTATTCATAAATTAATTTAAAAACAATATTGTCTTTTATTTCATACAATTCTCTTTTGGTTGACCCCGAAGGTAAAAAAATGAATCCCCCCCCTCCACCTACCACATCACAAAAATCCCCAAACCTCGTCACAACTTTGTGATGGGATTCGTCACAAAATACTACCCTTATTCCGATAACTGGTTTTATGTATAGTTAATAATGGACATATAGGCCCTAATCTATGTCACAAAAATAAGCCATACCATGTCACAAAAGATGTGATGTATTGCCTATGTATATGTCACAAGCGTGAGTGATTGACCCATAACTCTACACATTCTACACCTATTGTTCATTGTATGTTAGTCTCCTTCAAGTAGTTAGCTATGAGCATAGCATCTGATGTAGCTAGGGTTATCTTAACATCAGGGTATCTCTGCTGTGCTAAGTGTTTGATATGGTTCTTCCTATCCTTACGTTCTTTAGGCATACTACCATAGTGCTTCATCCACTTACTTGGTATGACCTCAGTATAGGGTATCTTTAGTACAGCTAATATGCCTAGCCATTGGCCATAGTTACAACCAAAGGTAAACATGGAACGACCCGAATTGCCAGGCATTGAGTGGACCTTCTCTATAACACAATACATTGGTAGGTTAGGTGCTTGATCCTTTAATGTAATAAGCACATCAGCCATCTCTTGTATTGTATTAGGACACTTCCTTACTGTATAGGCATCATTGTATATGATAGCTATACCTCCATTAATACCAGGATCTATACCTATAAAGACTCTATTTTCCATCTGTATGGGTATTAGCTTCAGAGCTGGGAACCATTTGTTCAATAACATCTTTAATTGGTTGTGCATTTTTATTCCTTTTAAAGTCAGCTAATAGATTAGGCACTTCAGGGGCAGCATCTTTAGTAGCTTCCTCTAGATGCCTTTTCATACGTTTAGACTCTAATGCAATATTATGATTTCTTGTATGTATTTCCTTATCTAGGTCATTCTTAAACTTTACAGGCTTTTCAGCTACATCCACCTTATCATTCCATTGCTTCTGATTAAGCCATGTAGACGGATAAGGGATAAATTCAACATCTACAGCATTATCTGTCCAATACTGGTTCCAAGCATCTAATCCCTTAAAAACGGCTTCTAAATGCTTTGCTGCTATTACCTTAAATTTGTTTCTAGCCATTTCTTGTCTAATCTTACGAGGATAAAGAGAGATAAACCTGTCAAACGTAAATTCTTCTTTTATTAGGTCGGTTTTGCTCTTTGAAGAATTTTCTTTGACTTTTTGTTCCTTTGTATTACTTTCTTTTATATTATCTTCTTTTATATTATATTCTATTATATTGTGACATAATGGTATAGTATCGTTATTATCATTATATGGTTCTTTTATAGTACCATTATTATAATGGTATGTGAAAGGTATAATAACATTACCATCTTTATCTTCGTATTTAGAGGGGGTCTTATGTTGA